TCATTACTAGTTACTTGTTCTCGGAACGTATAATTTTGTAAATCTTTCACGACTGCAACAAAATTCTCTTATCGTGTTTTTGGCGTTTTGCCTAATTACTTCATACCAAACTTTAGTTGATTTTAATTCTTTGATTTGAACGACTTGGTCGGTTCTTGTTACGTTGGTATAATATCCCATTTCTTTTAGTTCTTTCATCTTATTCTGATTTAAAGGTTAATTAATAAATTGTTATAATAATCCCTGCATTCTTCTACTCGTTGTTTAATCTTTTCGATTATTTCTTCGTCTTTTGCTATTTTAAAGACTTTTAAACGCTTTTCTTTTGGGATGTGGTCAAAGTTATGTTTCTTCTGCACAAAGTCTCTTACATCTAAACTTTCATCTATTAAGTTTTGTTTCCAATGTTCACGCCTTACTTCGTCCTCAACTATCTGAAAAGGTGTATTTACAAGGCAGTAACATAAAAATGATTCCGTCTTTCCAGTTAGCCACATATAACCTTGTAATTGGTAGTAATAATCTTTGTTTGGTATTTCATCCTCAAAGAACGGAAAAGTAGTTGCGTCCCAACTTGTTTTCACATCCAAAAGTATTTCATTCGTGTTTACGTCAGGCGTTCCCGTTATCCATTCGTTCGTTAGGTTTTCTTCATTCTTGTAAATAAAACCTAAATTCAAAACATCGTTTACAAGTTCTATGGCTTCATCTTCGCACTCGTTACCTTTGTCGGTGTATCTACTCCAAAACTCCTTTTTAATTCCATACGTGTTTTCGATTGCAAGTTCTTGAATGTAAGTTTTACAAGTCTTTGAAAGAACTTCCCCTTTGGTTTTTGGGGAAGTCATTATTTTGCCTAATTGTGATGCTCGGATTCTCATACTAATAACAATGATTTCTTTTGTACTTCGTTTAAATCGAACTTCGCTTGTAACTCTTCAGCGGTAAATTGACCAGACCTAATTGATTCAATGGCTTTTAAAAAGCGTTCACCCTCTATTTTAGGTTTCTTAGTTTCGTGTTTTACTTGTTCACCTGCTGCGTCCGTATCTTTGTCGGTTACGATTCCTAAAATAGTTGATAGGCAGTAACGTCTATAATAAGTGATTCCAGAACCAAAAGACTGATAATCGTTCATTCCTTTTAACTGAATCATTGGAATATCAGTTTTGCTTTCAATACTTTCTCCACTTTCGCAATGGAATAACACAGTAACGATTTGTTGACCATTGATTAATTGAGTAAATCCTAATCCGTGTTTTTGAAGTAATGGATTTATTACCTCAAAGATTTTAGGTAAATCCGCATAGCTATATCCGTAGCCTTGCGTTCCTTTGTGAATTACTGGCACTTCCTGTTGAAAGTCTGCCAATGCTTTAAATAAATGTTTCATAAAATAAAATTTAATTGTTTAACGTTTACAAATATAACTATTCTTTTTAATATAACAACAAAGAACAAAAAAAATTATAAAAATTTCTTCAATCCGTTGGCACATCGTGTTATGCTGTTAGCACGTTCCTGGAGGCTTTTAATTTGCTCTTGGATAGTTTCTTTACAATCGCTTGTGAAATATCCGTTAGACGTTGCTATTAACGGTATTAAGCCATTTGTACGAATGTAGTTTACCATTTTACGCAATCGAGGCTGTGTCATTCGTGTTTTATATCCTCTTGCTAATAGATATTCATTCATTCGTGTTACGATTAACTCAGCTTTGATAGGATTTGTCTTTTTGTAGTTTCTGAAACCATGAACTACGATAGGTAGTATCTCCATTTCTTCGTTTGTAAGTTCGTTTGTGAACTCCTCAAAATTTGTAACTGACATAATTTTAGTTTTAATTGTTTCTCAAAATTAACTATTCTTTTTAATATAGAATGTTAAATTAATTAAAATTTTCTTTTACCCATTCTCTGAATGCTCTTTGAATATCTATCTGCTGTGCGTTTACTTCCATATCAGTGTGCTTTAATATCCGTTCGTCATTTTGTCGGATTTCTTCCATTAACATATTCGCTTTACGTTTAATGTTTTTTGAAAACACCAACTCCATATTTAAATCCTCAATGTAATCTGCTAATACTGGTAATACTCCACACAATACCAATAGTTTTTTTTCTGTTTCAATGCTTACTTTCATTTTCTAATTTTTTTACTTTTTGTTTATACTCGGTTATTATTTCTTTTAATTCGTCTTTTGTGAACTTTCGTGTTTTATATGCTATTGATTCTAAGTTTTCATATTCTTCAATACCAATTTTTTTGATTAAGTTTTTTCTATACTCAATTAATGAACCACTCAAATAAGTATTGCAGTGTTCACATTGTAGGTGGCAATTCCTTTCGTCAAATCGAACATTCCAATGATTGTTTGCATTAAAGAAGTGTCCCGCATTTTCTTTTAAGGCTGGTTTTTGGCATGATATACAAACTTGTCCTTTGTCCCTTAACCGTATGAACTTATTAAAGATTATTTGAGTCATTTTAATGTAGTCTTGTATCGTTTCGAGTTCCTGTTGCATCTTTTGTTTTTTCTCTTTCCATTGTTTCGTCTTTTCAAACTCTACCCAAACACGAACGCAATCAGCATCTAAACAAAACTTTTGATTAAACCTAACCGCTTCAAATTTATTCTTACAATTTTTACAACGTGGCATCTTTAAAATTTATTTGTGATTGTAAATCTTTATTCTTAAATTTTTCTTCAATTAGTAACTTTTCAAGTCTGAAATTCTGCTGTAATGCTGCTCTTAATTCTTTCTCCATAGCATCGTAACTAATCTTTACTTGTTGTAAGTCTGATAAGCTACGTTCCATTGAATCTATTAAATCTGTTCTGTGTTCGTGTTTTTGTTTAATTTCTTCAAGGCTTATTTTAATTTTTAAATATGTAGTGTCTAAGTTTACTTTGCCTGTTATAATTGTCAATTCGTTCATTTATTCGTGTTTTTGTATAATATATTATACTAAATTATATTTCTTTAATGCTTCTTGATATGCCAAATGCGCTTCATATTCTGTTTTAAAACACCCTAATGACTTATTTTTTTTATTTATATATATTTGTGAATGCCACATATTTGATACTTTATTCCAAACTACACCAGTATATTTACTTTTACCTTTTTGGTCTTTAGATATGTTGACTCTTTGCGTAATAATTTGTAAATTTTCTAATCTATTATCTGATGGTATATTATTTATGTGGTCTACAATTAATTTATGACCACATGGCTTATGGTTTAAAAAAGCTATTGCAACTAATTGATGTATTTTACAAGGTTTTGATTGTTTATTTTTTCTTAAATTAACAAACAAATAATCTTTATTTGGACCGCAAAAATGCGGTTTCAATATAAGACCATTATGTGATATTTCAATATTCCCTATTCCTGTAAACCATTTTTTTGGCAAACTTTTTACTCTTCCTAAATTACTAACTTGATATAAACCTTCATACTCAGGTATATCTTTCCATATTTCTTTTTCCATAACTTAAATTTTAAAAAGGTAAATCTTTTTTCATCTTTTCACTAAACGAAAGTAATTCTTTTCCGTTTACTACATCGGGTTCGATTAAAGGAAGTTTAGCCGGAAAACTATTTGATATTGGTTTCGTGTTTCTTTGTGCGTAAACTTTACGACCAAAATTATCAATCATGTAATACTGATATTTTTCTATATCTAAATACATTTTGTAAGTTCCGTTTTTTGATACACCTTTTGGTTTACTTTTAGCTACTTTCAAATGTACTTCATTAATTTCATATACATTTCCATCACTATCTGTCAATCCAGTTGGTGGCCTCCAAGGAATTAAAACTGATAAACCTTTACGGAACCATACTTGACCTCCAGCAAAATCTCGAGCTGTTGGCATTGGATAAAATGTATGTTCATTTCGTGTTATTGGTGCCTGGTCCCGAACGTGATTAATAATACAGTTATGTCGGTTTGTTTTACGTGCGTTTTTTCGTGCCAATCCTAAAATTCTACTAAGGTATTTATCTTCTCTGCCTAAGTCTGAATGAATATAGTTTTCAGTTAATTCATTCCAAGGGTCAATTGTCGTAGTGTGAATGTTTATTTCGTATTTACGTTCAATCTCATCAACCATTTCATAAAACTTTTCAAGTGTTAAATCCTCATCAATCGGATCAATTACTATAAAATGCTCATTAATAAAATTCTCTGCTATTGTTTGCTCCGATAAACTCATTGTATTTTCGTGTTTTGCGTATGGTTTACCGATATACTTATAACAAAGTTCCGAGAATATCTCAGCTGAACTTCCAGTTTCAGGAGAAAATATAACATGATTCCAATTATGTAAACACGAAAGATTAATTAAAAACTCAAACCATAACTCAGTTTTTCCACTTGCTGGTGCTGCTCCGATATACGTTGTACATCCCTCTTTGATTGTGTATGGTAATAAATCCCAATCCCAACCAACTGATTTACCTTTTACGTTTAATTCGTTTCGTATTGCGAATAACTCGCTTGAAACTTCTTGAAGTCGTTTAAACATTATTCGTGTATTATTTGAGGTGTATAACTATTACCGTTGTCTGTAACATCAAATCCGTATTTATCTATTACATCAGTTCTACTAAAAAATTCAGGAGTACAATACTGGTAATTTTTTTCCTTATGGTATTGATTAGATTTGCAATTTATAATTGCATTCATAACTTGATTTTTTGTATATCCTTGTTTTAATAATGATGAATACTTAGATTTTACTTTATCATTAAAAACTTGAAATTTTCTATTGAAAGTAACATTAATAAATTGAAGCAACGCTTCATAATCTATTTTCTCTTTTACTTTCTCTTCTTCTTTCTCTTCTTCTTGTTGGGTAGGGTATACATAAGCCCCTTGCGTACACCCTTGCCAACGGTCTTCATTAGGGTATC